TTACCATCGCTAGGTATTGCATAGTAACCATCCTCGGTCGCAAAACCATACTTGGCATCCTTATAAAATCTTGCTATTGCTCTGAGTTCTCGTTCTTCTGGTGTGAGTGCCATGGGTGTTCATAATGATGTTGGTCAATTGTGTTGATGGATAGTGATGCTCCCTTAAAACTATTCATTCTCTTGATGTTACCAAATGATAGTTCTATATCCTTATCCGTCCATCCTAGTTTCTTTACGAATTCTTTCTTGATGTACATGTGTAGTTCTCCTTCCACATATTTAAAATCAAAGTACTGTTGTATGTCAGGATCCATTTGATTGATTCATTACTCCGAGTTATATGTAGCAAGGTTTCCAGACACTACCACACGATCATGGTCACATGTGTGAGGTGGAACATAATGCTTAGTATTAGAATTAAACACATGAAGATTGCCTACCTTAGGATATATTACCTCAGGTGGCAACCATGGTCGTTTTAAGTTTGGGAAGACGAGAGGACTGCAGTTGCTACAGGCATCCAGATACCACACAAAAGACCAATCAAAATCAACATGGTCATGAGTTTCTGAATAGTCGCCACATCCATAGGACGCAACCCAAAGATCTTGCGTTTTATATTTCGGATAGAGGACATTTAATTGTCTGCATAGGTCAGGGAAATGATTTGATACGTTCCAATCGGTCAGATTTGCCTGTACAGGTGCTTCTGACCTACGATACCAGTCGAGATCATCAAGGATCTCATCTATATTTACTGGTGGACGAACGTAAAACGTCTCAATCTTTAAGATTTGCTTCATATTCTCTATATGCAACATATAGTCCTCGTTCAGAACCATATGCTTCTATCTCCCATGGTTCATCCATGTATGCTGTATCAGGTGAAACTACATCACCATGCCATTTGTTGACACTACGACATAAACGTGCATCGTATCTCACTTGATGAGTACCACGAACTCGTTGTTCAAAGTGAATCAACTCATGAAATAATGTAGTAAGGTATTGTTCTTTGTTATCAAGACGGTTCTCCATCTCAATCTCAAAGTATCTAGGTTTAGATTGTGCACCTACTGCTATACATGCACCATCATCCTCAGGCCACAGTCGTTTATCTATGATATGGATAAATGTGTTGAAGCGATTGAGTTTACGATGTTGAATGAACCATTCGATTGCATTGCGAGTGATACGCTTCCGATTGCGATACCCACCAAACGTGACATAACAAGACATGACCAATGAAGAAAATTAATGAATGTTGCGATAAAGATAAATTTCTCTGTTCCTGACATAGATTTAGCGTCCATCTTTCATCTCCTTCAACTTATTATAAAGTCGAGTATTGGATGAATGATGATCACCCATCATAAGATCCATCAGATATCTTAATTCTGATTGTGATAATGGTTCCATTGTTAAATGATCTGGTGTGATGATTACTTCCATAGTATAGCAGGTAATTGGGATGGAATGCTGTCAATACGGTCGGTTTGTAAACTGGCATAGTCTTCATGCAGTTCACATCCAATATAGTTACGATGGTGTTTCTTCGCAACCATTGCTGTGGTTCCTGATCCCATGAATGGATCCAATACTATATCATTCTGCTCACTACCTGCTAGTATGCATGGTTCGATCAGGTCAGGTGGGAACACTGCAAAGTGTGCTCCTTTGTATGGTTTATTGGTTACTGTCCAAACAGATCGTTTATTCTTCCTGTCATAAGACTTGGATAACCCACTATGAGGAGCCAGGCCAGTACCAGGATTATGGTACTTACCGTTAGTCCTGTCCCTTGTGCCCCAGTCTTGCTTGACTGGCTCTTTAATTGCTTCATTGTCATAATAATACTGTTTACTCTTACTCAATAGAAATATGTACTCATGTGATTTAGTACACCTATCCTTCACTGATTCAGGCATAGGATTAGGTTTATTCCATATAATATCCTGTCTCAACCACCATCCATCTGCTCTCAATGCAAATGCTAACATCCATGGTATACCTATCAAGTCTTTACTCTTGAGGTTAGGTAGTTTATTTCCTCTTGCAGGTGAGAATGCAGGTAGGTCTTGCTTAGTCCTTGATACTGTCTGTTTAGGATAGTTACCATCGGATCTATAGTTATAGTATGTGTCTCCTATGTTTAACCATAGTGTACCATCGTCAGTTAATACATCACGAACACTACGAAATACATCCACCAACTGCTCAATGTATTGCTCTGGTGTCTGCTCCATACCTATTTGTTTATCCTCATCACCATAGTTACGTAGTCCGTAGTATGGTGGAGAGGTGACACACATCCGTGCCTTGGTATCAATTGTCTTTAGTGTCTCTCTACAGTCACCAAATAATATCTTATTCTTATTCATCATCTGGGTTTGCCTTCATCCACTCCTTCATGTACTTGTCTCTACCATCTTCGGTGAATACATTCTTTTCATAATCAAAGTAAGGATGAGGTGCTGCACCGACAACAGGGGACATTCTTTTGTTCTTGATGACAATGAATCTATCAGCAGCAAACGTACCTGCTAACTGCACTTCCAATTCATCTCCATCTTTCCAATTGATACTACCATCTTTCTTGGTATGAAGCATTGCTTCCTGTATCTGATCAATAATTTCTTTAGTTAGTTTCATAGCCAATCTGGTTTTCGGGATGGGTCACGTAAATAATTAGATGCAACCCAAGGTTTGCTGCCAATGTAATTCTTGTAAGCAGTAAAAGTGTCAATGCTTGTGTCATATTTAAACTCGTCAGGCATTGCTCTTGTGAAGGTCTGAGGGAAATCATCTGTATGAGGAAAGATTGTATTAGCATACTCAATGGTAGATTGACAACTGTGTGTCTTACCATATCTGTGTGTATATTCAAAGCATAATCCAAGACCATGATTGATTAACCATGTCCAGTGTGATTGTGCCCAGATAGTGCATGGATGATTACGAAATGCACCCTTGTCAGTTTTGTATGGAGTACCATCTAACTTGGGTAGTTGTCCGAAATCATGACCCCACTTAGCACTACCAACAATGGACAGCATTTGACATGTTTCCAATGGCATCTTGACAATATGCTTATCAGGTAAGCAACTTGCTGATTTATTGGGATCTGCGTCAGTGACGAATATGTTCATAGTATAATGATAGCAGCAATTTACTGTTCTGTCAATTCGTAGTGTGGTCTTTCGTAATGGTCATTCCAATGACGAATGTTACCTGCTACGATAAAACAGTTGGTAATGATGAGTTGTAAGAAAATAAAAGTGCGGATCATAGCAATTACGTCCGCTTCTTTATTAGTATTACCTTCTTTCTGACCTAGTGCCTTTGCCCATATTCTCCATATAGTCCTCATTTACGTTTCTTCCGCTTCTTCTTGGTTGATTTGAACACACCAAGTTTAGAGAATAACCACAATGTAACTATTGTCCATCCTATAACATACCATGCACTCATTTGTCCTGATCCTCCGCACGGAATACAAGGAGTTCATCTCCAGTTTCCACGTCTTTCATCTCTGGATGCACTGTTCTCCGTGGTTTCTTCACGTCTTCTAGTACAGCACCTGTCATCTTCCACATAAATGCGAAAGTCATGCCCACTGTTGCAGCGAAGCATATACCAAATATGAATATGGTGATGTCATTCATCGCCTTCTCCTCCTACGTTTCTTTTTAAAAAACCTTTGATAGATAGGTCGCACCAAAAAGAGATCTATCAACTCATATAGAAATACAAATCCTAAGAATACTACCATTCCTACTATAATTATGTACTCAACGAGTTTCATCATAGGTCTTCTAGTCTAGGTTCTACCCAATGTTCTGTGTTATCAATTCCTGCTGCCTTGACATACCGCATGATGTGATCATCTATCTGATGATAGATTGGATGTAGATCTAAATCCATGTTAATATCATGTGCTATCTGTGCCACCTGTGATTCAGTTAAGCAGTGGTTTGGATGCAACAAATCACAGGTTGGTATCCTGTGTTCTATTAATTCATTAAGGTTAAGTCTAATCTCGTAGTCTCTATATACTGGCATGATTGTCTATTGAAAGGGGTCTGAGACCCCTTGTGGGGTCTTAGATGTACTTGGTAGGTAAAGTTGATCTGTCGTAAAGATAACCACCTGACCATGTGCAATTTACTGGATTGAGGATGTACTCTCTGTCTTTGATAATTCTTAAGTCCCATCTTACTGGATACTTACCTGTCTTTGTTGGTGCATTATAACCTGCAGGCATATACACCTGACCTGTCTTCTTATCTATAAAAGCATGTACACTGCTGTCCTTATACTCTGTCTCGTGTCTGCCAAACTCTTGCATAACGATCTTGATGTACTTACGACCTGTGTATGCAACAAATCTGTTTAGGTTAGCAGTACCAAACTGAATTTTGTCTAGTTGCTCCTC